ATTTTATCTAATAGAAATAAAAAAGGTTTATTTGAGTGGCGAAAGAGAGTTGGTGAAGATGTTGCTAATTATGTTGCTAGGACTGCGGCTAATCGTGGTACTAAAGTTCACCACATGTGTGAGGATTTTTTAAATAATAAAGAAGTATCTACCGAACCATTTTTTGCAGCTTGTTTATTTAATCAACTTAAACCTATCCTAACAAAAAAAATAAACAACATACATTTTCAAGAATGTGCTTTATATTCTGATAAACTTGGCATCGCAGGTCGTGTAGATTGTATCGCAGAGTATGATGGCAAGTTATCGATAATTGATTTTAAAACATCATCAAGAGAAAGAACTGATGAGTGGAATGAAAATTATTACATACAAGCATCAGCATATGCTGAGATGTATGAAGAGAGAACAGGTACACCTATAAGTCAAATAGTTATACTTGTAGTCACTGAAGACGGTACAGTTCAAGAGTTTGTGAGAGAAAAAACTGAGGAATATTTAGATATGTTATCATCTGCTTTACAAGATTTTAACAAAACAAGTTTAAGTTATATTAGTAACTAATAATATGAAAATTTTTAGTGCTGCATTTAATAAACACGATCATAACACATATGACGGAGTTTGGCACAATCAATTAGAAAGACACACTAGATTAAAACATAATATACCATATCATAAAGATTCTATAAAAATGAATCGAAATGATAATTCTGCTGGTAAACAATTTTACAAAGATTATTGGAATCCACAATCACATGAAATGTTTGCATTTACAACCACAGTAGGTGGATTTAATCATATTGATTCATTACAAGAACAAAAAAATTTTATGGATTGGGAACCTGATTGTTTGTGGGATTATAAAAAAGAGGGAAACTTATATTATATTGATCATCATCAATCTCATGCGGCGTATGCTTTTTTGAGTTCTGGGTTTCAAGAATCTGATATACTAGCGATTGATGGTAGAGGATACAAATACAATACTGTTTTTTTCAATAACAATGGTAAACTTAATAATTTAAATTTGTATGTCGGTACGGCATGGGATTGGTTTTCAAAAAAAATAGGATTTGGTGTTTATGGTGAAAGTAAAGTTATGGGTTTAGCAGCTTATGGAAAATACAATATTGAACTTCATATGTTGTTAGATGATTTTTGGCACACAAACGAATTAGAGCCATATGAAAAATTTGAAGATATTATAAAAAATGTTAGTCATCAAGATATTGCTTATACATTACAGTATGCAACTGAAGAAATAATATTTGAAACTATAATTAAATATAAAACATCAGATAATTTATGTATTACAGGTGGTGTTGCATACAATGGTTATGTGAATGAAAAGTTAACAGATGTATATAAAAATGTTTTTGTACCTCCAGCACCTGGTGATGAAGGACAATCTTTAGGTACTTACATGCACTGTGATTACACTATCAATAATAATAAACACGTACCAAACGTTTATGCAGGTAAAAAATATAATTATGTTGGTAAAGAAAAAGTAAACTTAAAAGAAGTTGCAAAATCTATTGCTGACGGAAAAATTGTTGGTTGGTTTCAAGGTAAATCAGAAAGTGGTAATCGTGCATTGGGTAATAGAAGTATATTGGCTGATCCAAGAAACCCACACATCAAAAATATAATTAATCTGACCATAAAAAAGAGAGAGGATTTTAGACCATTTGCACCATCAGTTATGATTGAACACTATAAAGATTACTTTGATACAAATCAACCATCGCCATATATGTCACGAATTGTTAAAGTTAAATCAGATAAAATACCAGGTGTTACACACGTTGATAATACATCAAGAATACAAACTGTAGATTCAAAAGACAATCCAAGATTTCATGAACTTATTCAATGGTTTCACATAATCACAGGTATACCTATGCTTCTTAATACAAGTTTAAATTGTCAAGAACCAATTGTTGAGACACCTGAGGATGCAATCAACACTTTTAAAAATACTAATCTTGATATTCTAGTCATTGATGATTATGTCATAAAAAGGGGTTGACAACTTAAACAAAATATGATATAAATATGCTTGAAGTCGTTGACGTTTTGTAAAACGCTGTAAAGGACGTGGGGGCAGTACCCACCACCTCCACCAGATAAACCCCGAATTAGGGGGTGAAATAGGTTTGACTTATAGTAAGTATCCTAACTGAGATTTCATTTTTAAATGCAGACCAATATGAGTATGCAATGGCTGCCTAACTAGGTAGTCGGGGTTTGATCGGTGTACCCGGCAACAGAAACACCGACTGTTCAACGGGTTGTGCCGAAATACACACGAAAGGGATCAAGGTTAATCCCTATAAAAAGGAGTATATTATGGACGGAAACACATTGATTTTCTTATCTTTAATTAGTTTTATAGCAATCATTGGTATACTTGTTAGTGTTCGTAAAACAACAACCAATAAATCGAATAGAGTAGTATCTACATTTGACGAATTGGAAAAACAAGTAAAACCTAAAAAAGATAAAAAGAAAACAAAAACTAAAACCAAAAAGAAAAAAACAAAAAAATAATTTATGGATATATTTAAGAAGACTCCAAAAATTTTTTCACTTGAGATAGAAAAAATAGCATCTGAAAAACGATTAACACATTTAGATGCTGTTTTATATTACTGTGATAAAAATGAAGTAGAAGTTGAAAGTGTAAGCAAACTAATAACAAAAGCATTAAAAGATAAAATAGAAGCAAATGCTAGAGAACTTAAATTATTAAATGATGATATTGGAGTTGGCAAGTTGCCTGTTTAATGGATGCGGCAGATGTCTTTTTAATGTATTGTGCCATCAAGGCACATTTTAGTAGAGAAAATTATGACTATCATAAATTTTCAGGTAAAACAAAAACAAAGAGAGATAGTTTTTACAAAAGAAAAGATAGATTTTTTTTTGCACGATTATCTAGGAAATATAACACAAAAGAAGAAATAGAAGCATATCTGGTATCAAACTATGTGGCTTGTAAAGGTGGTTGGGTAGGAAAGTTTGATGATGAAGTTTATAAAGAATGGAAACGTAAAACACAATCATTATCATATAATTTTGTTAGTGAACTAACACCATATGCAGAAAGATTTGAAGAATTATTTGAGTGGGGCGATACTCACCCCTTACTATTAAGAGAGTATCTTGGAAAAAGATTGTCTATGGAAACAATGATCATATTAGACGAATTGACACACTTTCAGAAAAAATGGAATGATGATGATATGATATGGAAAGATGTAAAAAAACTTATGAATAAGTATAAAAAGTTCTTGACAATAGACAAAAATAAATGTAAAGTAAAGCTAATTAATCTAATAAAGGAATAAATCATGTCTGATTTCAAACAAGCATTTGAAAAGGCTGGAGTTGATGAGTTAGAAGTTGCAAAACAGACTATCATCAATCAACAAGAAACAATCAGAGAATTAGAATTTGATTGTGCAATGTTGCAAAGACAGTTAAGTGATCTTGGTCAAAAGATTGCTAAGATTACAAACAAACCCTTTAAGAAACCATTTACAAAAAAGTTTGAGAAACGTGCAGTCCAATAGACATTTTGTATATGGAAACGGTGAAAGTCGTAAGGGTTTTTCTGTAAAAAACTATGGAGGTGTGTCTTGGGGTTGTAATGCAATCTATAGAGACACCGCTGTAGATAATTTAGTTGTTGTAGATTATGCAATGCAAGGCGAAGTCTATGATAATGATTATCCTAAAAATCATAAATGTTGGTTTTCTGATTGGAATCCTATACCAAGTGAACCTTTCATGATAGAAACATTTACTAAAGATTTTGAAGATAATCAAATATTTAAATATGGATTTGACTACGGCACATGCATAATAAATGGTTCACACCCAGTAGTGGTAGAACAAAAAGTTAACGAAATTAAAGACGAGTTTCCACATTTAGATAAAAAAGATTTACAATTAAAAATGAAAAAAGATTTAGGTTTGCATATCATTTATGACAATCCACAAGTCGATAAAATAGAATCAATAAGTGATCCTAAAGATTGGTCGGCTGGATCTACAGCAGTTCATCTTGCTTGTCAAAATGGTGCAGAAGAGGTATATATGTTTGGGTTTGATCTATCTACATATGATGATCACATAAATAATATATACAAAGGCAGTAAAAACTATTTACCCGAAACGGCAAAAGGTTTTAATGCTGTCAATTGGCGTTCCCAATTATTCATGACTTTCAATGAATTTAACAAAGTCAAGTTTAAATGGGTAGGAAATGATTTTAGATATATTAATAATTCTAAAATTATGGACTGTAAAAACGTAGAACTATTAACATACGATAACATAGGAGACATACGATGACATTAGATAACATACGTAAAAATAATTCTCTTGACAAACTACTCGGTGCTGTCAAGGAAGAAAACCAACCTCAAGAAAAAAAATCATACACTGATGAAAGGTTATGGAAACCAGAGTTGGATAAGTCTGGTAACGGATATGCCGTTTTAAGATTCTTACCTGCAGTGCATGGTGAGGACTTGCCTTGGGCGAAGGTTTATACTCATGCATTCCAAGGTCCTACAGGACAATGGTATATTGAGAACTCACTTACCTCAATCGGAGGTAAAGACCCAGTATCAGAATATAATTCAAAACTTTGGAATACAGGTATTGAATCTGATAAAGAGATCGCTCGTAAACAAAAGAGAAAGTTATCATACTACTCAAGCATTTACGTTGTAAGTGATCCAAAACACCCAGAAAACGAAGGTAAAGTTTTCTTATTTAAATATGGTAAGAAAATTTATGACAAACTATTGGCTGCAATGCAACCAGAGTTTGAGGACGAGACACCTGTCAATCCATTTGACCCATTCTCAGGTGCGAACTTTAAATTAAAGATTCGTAAAGTTGATGGTTATTGGAACTACGACAAGTCAGAGTTCGAAGCACCTTCTAAATTGTTTGATGATGAAGCGAAAGTTGAGGACGTTTGTTCAAAGGCATTTGCATTATCTGAATTTACAAGTCAATCAAACTTTAAATCATACGATGAATTGAAAACTAGATTAGATGTTGTACTATCTGGTACAGTATCAATCGGAAATGTGGCAGACGGAATCGCAGAGGTAAAGGAAACTAAACCAACTGCATCAACAGCCCCTTCAACACAGGCAACAGATACAACTCCTACACCTGAGAGTATTGAAGAGGATGATACAATGTCATATTTCGAAAAGTTGGCAAATTCCTAATCTGGTCAATATTGTCGCACCCTGTAAAAAGGGTGTTGACAATACCCTTGATATTGTGTTATATTAATATCAATAACAAATAAAGGACTTATATTATGTTTAATTTCTTAAAAAACTTATTTACTAAAAGGAGTAATATTATGGGAAGAAAAAAACTTGCGAACTCAACAAAGTTTCTTAATGCATTATTAAGAGGCGAGACAGTCACTTGGGCTGACGCAAAAGCAACTTTCAATCTACAGAGACCAAGAGCTGTAGTTGAGAAACTAAGAGAAGACGGACACTGTGTGTACGCAAACAAATCTGTAAAGAACGGAACTTCTTACAGAATTGGTAAACCTTCGAAAGAAATCATTGCCGCAGGCCTTGCCGCAATCGATGGCGTTTACGCATAATCTTAAACCTTAGTCTATCCTTAGAGGGCGCTTCGGCGCCCTTTTTTATATAAATAACAATGTATTGCATAGCGTCAATACAAAAACATACTACTATAGGAGTCAGTTATGAAAAAAAATATAGCAATAAGAACAATCGGTGATCTAAAAGGTATCGTATCGATTAAAAAAATAAAAGATACCCTATTAAATATAGAAAACTTTCAAACAGAAACTACAAATAAATTAAAAATACTTAACGATTATAATAAAGATGAGGGCATATTGATTGATAATCTTTATGTTGATCTCACATATCAAAGAAAACTTAAAGTTGTAAAATTAATCAATAAATTAAAAATGGCTGGTGGTTTTGATTGTGAAGTCGCAGGTCATGTTGACGTTGCAGTAAGAACAGGTGGTGAACATTTTGTTTGGGATGGTTTCCATAGAGTATTGATGGCAGCTATTGTAGGTAAGGAAAAAATACCTGCATCAATATTTAAACATGATTCAAATTCTTCTCAAGAAGATCAATTACGAAAAGAAGCAAAAATGTTCAAAATTAGAAATGCCGACAGTGAAACGATGAAAAGAGAAGAAATATTTAAATCACAAATAGTATTCAGAGACAAATTTGCTCTTGAACAATTAGAGTTATTAAAAAAATGTAAACTTGATGTTGAAGGTGTCAACGAAGACATTGATGCATATACACTAGGAGGTCTTGCTTATTTTCAAAAACAATATGATAATATAGGACATGAATATTTTGTGCAATCATCAGAAATAATCAGAACTGCATATAGTAAACCAAGAGGACATACTGATAAAAAAATGTCAGTCATTTTACTTTGTGGACTTGCAAAACTTCTTGAAGCAAATGATTCTGTAGAGTCTGTGACAACTCAATCTGTTAAACATATCGAAACTAAATTTTTAGACGTAAGTAAAAATGTTATGCAAAAAGAGTTCACACAACCTAGAATACATGGTCATGCCGCTGAATGGACAGCAAGAAATATACTTAGAAGAGGTCTTCATGAACTTTATAATGATGACGGTAATGAAATAAAAAGTCTTTTGCACTTCATCGAAGTTGACGAGGATGAATTAGAACTATAATTTAGAGGGCGCTTCGGCGCCCTTTTTTTATGTTGAAGGTCTTGCGGCTAGTGCCATTGATGTTAAGAAATCCATACCTACAATAGGTCGACTTGTATTTTGTGTGTTATTCACACTGTTTGAACTTGCGTCAACATTTACTGCTGCCGCAGTATTCATAATACCTCTATCTAATTCTTCAAGTAATGATTGTCTTTGCTCTAACAATGCAACTGCTTCAGTCAGATCTGATTTTAACTGTGTGAATTTAGTTTCATTCTGAACATTATCTTGATTTAATCTTCTTTTAAGTTCTGCAAGATTGCCTTCACCACCACCCATTACATCAGTAATCATTTTTTCAGTATTAGTTTGAAATGAACTTTTATTACCTGCATCAGTGTTGAAACTAAAGATACTACCACCAGTTCCACCAAACTCCTCAGGCACTTTAGTCATATCAATAGTAAAATCCTCTTTAGTAATATCAAATAATCCTAAAGTAAGACTATTTACAAGACCTGCAAGTGATGCTTTGAAAACTTCTATAGCACGTCCAAACCTAGAACCTGCTCTATCAGGGTTTTCTTTATCAAGTTGTCTAGATGCTTCTTCAAAACCTGCGGTGACTGTATCAAAAACTGCAAAACCTGCTGTAAGTACAACTCCAACAAGACCTGCACCTTTTGCCAATCTAGCATTCTGAAAT